GTATCCGTATCACCATTACCTGATTCACTATCATATATAGCAATATGAGTATGGTCATCGGTTTCGCCTGTTTCTTTTTCGACTCTTGCTTTTTCCACTTTTTCTTCTTTAATTGCAGGTTCAAATAACTTCCCATCATGTTCAGAACAATGTTTCTTTGCTTGACTTTCTTTCCATGATTCTTTGTTATATTTAAAAGATTGATCTATTGTCGTATCTTCACCTTTTAATTTACCAACAATTACATTATATTTCTTTTTAAATTGCGTGCTTGTTCGAGTAAGAGTCTTAAAACTTTCTTCTTGAAAGCTATCTGGATTTCTTAAACGACATGCATGAAAATTCTCAAATGGTTTTTCATCTACATCCATATCTTCCTTGTCGGATTTCTTTGTCCAATCTTCAATTTCTTTAACAACATTATCATCGTATTCTTTTGCTTCCTTCTCAAGTCCCTTAACCATTGTTACTGCATTTGGATTAGCAGGAACAGCGACAGCAGAAACTTCTAAAAGTTCATGTGTATCACCATCTTCTTTGGCTGGAATAAAACCAACACTCCAAGCAGTTAAAAATTTTTCTTTATACATTTTACTTATTTCACGAGCAAGTTGTGTTATGTCATGAAATACTGGAGTAAAAAGAACTTTCTTTCCTTCCACTCTGATATCTTTTGCCACACCAATTGTGAACTGGGGATTATAATCATGACCAGCTTGTAATACTGGGTTTTTTAAGAAATTCTTAAAATCCCAATCAGCTACCTTGATTTTATCTCCTGCTCGATCAACTGTTTCATCTGAAGCAATTGCTAAAAGAGTATCTCCTTTAACTTCTGTTATTGCTTGAATTGTGGCTTTATCTTGTTTAGCCATAAAAATATTGAGTTAATTATCTAATTGTTTTTAAAATTTTATTTATATTATTTATTTTCTCTATCTTCTTATTTCCTTCTTCGATTATTTTATTTATCTCATCAAGGTTTGTAACTTTAATTTGGTCTTTTTGTTCTGGGAAGTTTTTAACTTCGACCTCTTTAGATATCTCGTCTAAGTTGCTGACCTTAATCTCAGTTGGTATTTCTTGATTTGATACCTTAATTTCATTTGGAAAATTACCCACCTTTATTTCAGTTGGGAATTCTTTTTGTTCTGGAAAGTTACTTACTTTAATTTCTTTAGGGAAATCTTTTTGATTAGATACTTCAATCTCTGTTGGAAATTCAATCTCTCTTATCTCTTTTAAAATATCTTTTAATTCAGCTACAATGTTTCTGTCGTCAAATCCTTTTTCAATAACTATCTTAACCATTCTCTCTATTGAATCTATCAAATCATTAAATATATCTTTACTTATTTCGCTATTATCAATTGACTCTTTTACTCTATTTAATGATTTTAATGTATCTTCAGAACTTTTACAGTCAAATAATCTACTTTTTGCAATCTGTTCTTCAATTGACTCCAATAAAAAAATACTTCTCTTTTTATTTACCTTCGGTTTGTCTCCAAGTACATCACTTATTTCTTTAATTTTTTTAAGTTTATTGTCCATCTACATCGTCGTTATATTCGGCAATCATCTTTTCTCTTAGTTTAACTAAGGTTTGTTTTTCTTTATCAATATCTTTTTCTCCTTTTATGTTCTTAGATTTTAGAATATCAACGTCATTAACTTTTAAATTAAGTTCATTTATTTTTTTATCTAACTCTAATAGCTTTTTCTTTCTTTCACCTGAAAATCTATATTCAATTTCTTTCTTTTTCTTATAACTAATAAACTTCTTTATTTTATTAATATCTTTACGTGATGATTTGAACTGGGGCACGAGATCACATTGACAATTCACATGCAATGGTGGTCCGAGTATTGTCGTATAATCAACTTTTACACCCGTTGGATCATTATCACCCTTTTTAATAAAAGCACCATTCAATTCCACTACTTTTCCTTGCATTGATATACATCTTGGACAAGGATCTCCATCAACCTGCCATACCTTTGCTGATACTATTCCTGAATCAATATATGCTTGTTCAGTTGCCGATACATTATATCTAACAGTTTCTGTTCTTGCTATTGCAATAGATCTTGTCTTTTTAGCATTACCGAATATTCGATTAACTCTGGTTGTCAAATCTTTTATTCCTTCATTATTCCGTAGACCATCAGTTAATTCTTTAGTTAATTTTTCATTAGTAATATCATTAACACCTTTAGCTAATCTTCTAGTACTAGAATTAATAAATCCTCTATTCTTTTCGGATGTAATGTCAAACTCATCATCTATTCCTAAGAATGCATTTGTTTGAGTACCACCCTGTTTAAATATCTCTTCAAAAAGTGGGAATGTAACATCAAACATTATCTTATCCCATTTCTTTTTATTTAAAGTAACATCATTAACCTTGATTGCCTTTAACTCAATGCTTTTTTGATCTTTAAGTTCTTTTGTTAAATTCTTAATCACTTCTTTTTGTTGACGTTTAAATATCTCGACAAATGCTTTCTTTACAATAGGTGAAAACTTAACAAATATCTTATTCTTTGCTTCCCAGAATCTAAATCTCTTATCAGCATCCCATGACTTAGGTTGTTTCTTTTTTAATAATTCTTTTAATTCTTTTTTAATTAACTTCTTAGCATCTTCCTTAACATTTTTAAAATTATCTTTAATATCATAATAATCTCTATTAAGAGCTTTCATTTGATTTACTCTATCTCTCTTTACTTTTTGTTTAACGATTACCTTTAATCCTTTTTCATCATCAACCATGTCATCGGTCACACCGTCTAGTGGTGCTAAATTAAGAGGTAAGTATAAAACATCACCACCTTCGACTGAATCAAATCCATTAGAATTTCTAATTTCATTTATTGTTAAGTACTTATTTAAACCTGCTTCTATTTTCTTTAAATTTAACTCAACATCCTCAGGAACAGGACTAACAAAGTCTAAAAATTGATTTTCAGTTCCTTCAAATTGAGGAAGTAAAAATTCATTCAACTGTTGGATTAATCTTTCCATCTTTGGTTCAATTGTATATCTTGCAAATATTCTCTCGGCTGTTTTTGCATTAGCAAGATTAACACCGTCGGTTTGAGCAATAATAGCCTTAGGAACTCTAAATATTCCTAATATCTTATCTCTAGTCAGTTTAGTCTGTTCTGCAAAGTCCATATCCTTTGCACTTGAAGAAATTGGTTCGATATCCATATCACCCCATAGAACCATTGTTTGATTTGATTTTTCAACACCACCGTAAGATGCTTTAAGACTTTTCTTTAGTTTATCTCTTTGCTCTTCACTCATCTGATTAAGGTCTTTAATCTTAAGAACAAGTTCTGGTCTTGCTGAATTTCTAAAAAAGTTAGCATTCCATGTTTCTGAAAATCTTTCAATAGATACTGTAAGTTGTGCTTGCTCAAGAGTACCTTTACCTCTAAATGGGTTAGCTGGATTTAAAATCTTTAAAAAGATAACATCTTCTGGTGCTAATTCAATAGTCGTTCTAGCATCTGGTTTATACACATAACCACCAACAATGTTATTTCTATCTGGAATAGGAAAAAATCTATCTGGTCTTAAAAAGTAGATATTTATTATCTCGCCTTCTGTATTGCGTTCTAAAAACCAAGGTGCCTCACCAGTCAACTCTAAATATGACTGAGTTAACCAAAAATGATCGAACTTAGTTGTAAATTCATTAACACGATTAAGTAAATCTAATATAGGACTATCGTTTATTTCTTCGACTGAACCATCATCTTTTTGTTCAAATAACTTTATTTGGATTGATCCAATTTCATCAGAAATAGCCGTTACACAAGCACCTACCCAGCCTTTCAGCTCATTTAACTGTGACGTTTTAACCAAATCTTGAGAAAAAAATCTACCAGAATCAAATGTTTCAAAACCAGTTGGTATTCGTTGAGGTTTTGGTGCTTGTTTAAATATATTTTTAAAATTGTTTAATATAGACATAAAAAAAACCTAGAATTACGTTTGATTCGTAAATCTAGGTCTTTTCAGAGAACTTAGCTCGTAAGCTAAGATATAAAACGCCTTTTTTTAAACTACTTATTATAATTATATAACATTTTAAAGAAAATGTAAATAGCTAGTACTGTGTATGGGCATATTTACCAAAATATTTAATTTCACCATCATGTCTTGCTTTAATAGCTTCACTTTCTGTTTTAAAATAACCCAGATGAATTCTTTTGTAATTAACGGTTATTCTTGCTACCCATTTCTGTTTATCTTTACTCCAACTATACCCTTTAGCTTTTTGATTCATGCAATTCTCACTATGAGAGCAATGTCGTAAATTTCGTTTTCTATTATCTAACGTATTATGATTTATATGGTCAATGTCAAATCCTTTTTTCTCTCCTAATATAAATATATGAAGTGAAAAATTTGATGACCCAATGTACCCTATACTTGATGGACCCCATTTAATATCCTTACATTTTTCATAATCTTCCTTATCAATCAAAGTTCTAGCTACTTCTACAGACTTATTATTATAAATTATAATTTCATAGTAATCACCACAATCGATAAACTCATTTTTATTATGAGTAGTTCGTTTTTGTATCTTTCCATAACGTCTTACTTGATTATAATGTCTATTGCAGCAACTTTTAGCATAATATTTACCATTGCAATTATCAACTTTACATTTTTTCATGTATTTAATACAATAAATTAATATTGTATATATTATAACATATTTAATTTAAATGTAAACCCCTATTTTATATAGTATCCAAATATCTCCTTATATTATGTTCATTTGCATGTATTATCTGTTCAGAATTAAGTAGTTTATCACAACCTCTACACATTATTGTTATATTATCACATAAAAAGGGATTATTTGTTTTAAAGATAATACCGTTACATTCTGGACAATACCAAATATACATCTTTTTTTGTTGTTATCCTTTATTATATTTTTCTATTATTTCTTTATAGGTTTCTACAGATTTTCGAATATCGTAATCTTTTTTGATCTCTTTCATTCTTAATTCAGCTTCTTTTAGTCGACTTTCTTCACTAATAAACTTATCAATATCTAGATCATTATAAGCCACTGGCATACCTAATGCCCATGCAGTAATTGTTTTATTATTAGATTTATACTTCCATTTACCAGTCTTAGATTGCGGATTTATTACAATATCAGCTTTAATCATATCTGAGTTAACAGTGTTAATATTCCATGGATAGTTAGTTATATCAACTATATCTCGATAATTAGACTGTGGAATAAATGCTTTATTTGCTATTACTATAAGACCTAACTTTCTTCTTTTAAGTGATTCAAGTGCTGAATTCACCATATCAAATCCAGTTGAATAACCAAACCAAACTACTTTTTTTGCATCACCAGTATGGATCTTACGTTGCTTATGAAATTCTAAATCTAATCTATCTGGTACATGAATAACCGGTTTATCTCCAGCAAATTTTTCAACACTCTTTTTGAGTTCCTCAGTACTAACAGTGATTACATCGACCTCTTCAATCATTTCTTTAGTACGGTAACCCCAATGTAACCAATCTGGATCACATAGATCTAATATTTTAAATCCTTTAAATACTTTAGCATGTTCTGTCCAATATGCCTTACTATATATTACCATGTCATATGGTTTTCCTTGAACGAAAAGCTCTGCTTCATCCCAATAATTTGTAAGCCATTTAGCACGTATACGAGAACTACCAACTGAATCGAATGGTTTACTCTCGTAACGTTCCATTGTTATTATTCCGACATTCATAATTTATTTTTTAGATTTATAATCTTCTATAACAATATCCATATATTCCCTCCATTCATTTTCATATCTTTCTTTACTAAAAATATCAATTGCTGTTTGCTTTCCTTTTTGACCAAGTTCAATTGCCTTATTATAATCAGCAAGTAACATTTCAATTATATCAGCAACTACTCTAGGTTGTCTCTTTGTAAGTAGTATTCCATTTTCTCCATCCTTAATAAACTGATCTGCATCTTGACTAGCAGTTGTAACTACACAACAACCTGAAAGCATTGCTTCTGTACGGCTTCGAGGCATTGGACTTTCCTTTGTTGGATTAAAATAAATAAGACTTCGACCTAAAAAATTACGATACTCATCAAAGTTTTTAAATGAAGCATCGACTGTAATATGACAATGATGTATATCTCTATCTTGTAACTCCTCTTTAACTGCTCTTAAAAAAATACGGTCATAATACTTATCTAATCCAGCTGGACCAATCATTGTTACCACACGTGGTTCCTTTGGTAGATCAAGCCATTCTTTTGGATCTAATCCATGCCAAAATGCTCGATGTTTTTTCTCATCTAAATCCCATTGTTTAAATCCTACTTTACTGTTTGTCACAGCATAGTTATCACCTAATGATTGTTTGAACTTATTAATCAATTCACTTGATATACCATTTTTAGCAAATGTATCATTTTTAATATCATTATCAAATTTCTCTGGATAATAAGGTGTGCCATGCATGATAACTATCTTTGGAATATCAGTTATAACACTATTAAGTTCTCTATAAAGTGAACCCTTACCTCTCTTCTCAATCTCTGATTCAAAACACTGTTGATCTAAATGAAGTACAGCTAGATCATATTTACCTGGTTCGTATTGTGATACCCATTCTATATTATGCTTACCTATTAAATCACCTCTAGGCATCTCTGAGTACCTTCTACGATGTTGTACTAACCAAGACCATTGTGTATTAGGAATACCAAATAGGGCTGAATTATGAGCTATATGATCAGTGCCAAGGGATTCCAAAGACACGTAGTTGTTTCGTATCTTCTATCCCTTGGCTAGTTTCCTTTCTTTTCATAAATTGATAAAATTAATTTATAAATTACTTATCTTTTGATTAATTTGAGCGATAAACTCATGTTCGATATACTCTTTAAGTGTTCTCTCAGCTAAATCTAACTCTCTATCAGTTAATGTTAACTCTAATATTACCTTTAATAATTGAGATCCATCGGGTTGTTCAATTAAAGGGGTGTTGCCAAATAATTTCATATTTTTTATTTTAGTTAATTATCCTCTTAAACCACGATAAAGTTTATAGAGCTTAAATTTCATGTTTATTATAGACTTTCGTCTTTCTGGATTCATTGATGTTTTTTTAATTGGTTGTGCCATTGTATCTTTAAGATAAATAAATTGTCCACCTTGAGATTTCCAACGGTTTCTAATTTCTTGACTCATGCCACCATATTGATTTATTCGTTCATTCATCATTCCGAACTTTATAAAATCTAACCTTTTAACTGCACTGAAGTTCTCTACAAATCCAGGTTTATTTCCTCCCTTGTTTCCAAATACCCATTTTTTACCATCACTATCTTGGAGACTTTGAATAAACTCTAATACTGCAGTTTCTGATGGTTTTATTCTACTATCTAAGAAAACTAGATATTCACCTTCAGCTTCAACGGTACATAAATTCCTTGACATCGCTAAGTTATAACCTTCTTGATTTGTTATTACTGTCTTAATTGTTAATTTAAAGTTTTCTCTTAAATCTTTTGTGATCGAATCTAAATCAAGATTACATTTTAATTCATCAAATCCTATTACTACTTCAATATTTGGATAACTTTGTTTTTCTATTCTATGAAGAATTTCAATTAGTTGTTCCATTCTATCAAATGTAGTTGGTATTATAACGCTAACTAACTTCTCTCTATTTACCACACTATTATATAGTAAAGAATATTCATAAGCCATTTTTTCTTCTGTCATGTTTTTAACTGTATTCCAGCCATTCTTTATTAACTTTGCTCTTAGTTCAGGTTCATCTTTTAATTTTTTAATAGCTCTTTTTAAACCTACTGTATCACCAAATTCTACAACAAGTGAATTTTCTCCATCTTTACATATATCTCTAGCTACTCCAGACGGTGTTGTTATCACAGGAACTCCACAAGCCATTGCTTCAAGAAGTTCTAATGTACCTTCTTCATAATGATCATCAGAGAATCCAACATAACAACTTATATTTTGATAATACTTTAATCGGTCATCATCTTTACAGTCCATAAAATCAAATACAATATTGTCCTGTTCTTCTTGAGTAAATGTATCCCAATAATCAACCTTATCTTGTTTACCCATGAACCTAACATTCAAATCTAATTCTTTAGATACTGCTGAAATATCTTTAAGTCTTTTCCAAGGAGTTATTCGTCCAGCATAACCTACTATAAATTTATCTGGTTCTTTATCTGAAAACTTAAAGAAATCAAGATCAATTCCATGATTTATTACGGTTACATCTTCATAAAATAGTTCTGCTAGTTTTTCCTTGTTTCTTTCTGTATGTACTGCAATATGATCAATACCTATTTTAAACCAATCGGCTTGTTTAAGTGCCTTATTTCTTTGGTTATGATGTGTTAAAAGTATCTTTCTTTTTTGAAGCTCTGGTATTGCTTCTAATAACTGAGATGCACTTCTAAAATATTCAAAATGAATTAAATCAGGATTAAAACTTTCTACCTCTTGTTTAAAATTATCCTGTACACTTTGTTCACCAGCATCTCTAGGATGAACCTCAAGTAACTTAAACTCATGATGTGGGTTATATTTAATCTTTGCTTTCGCAAGATGTCCAATAGCCCAGACAAGTGAATCAACCACAATTAAAATTTTCATAATTTATTTTTTATTTTTTAATATTTCTTGATATGTTTCCATAATCAACTCTTTATCATCCCCCTTAAACATTTCTTTACTCATAAATTCAACTACTTCTTTAGGCGTTATATTTTCTCCAATTTCACCACCTAATAATGTAAAATAAGGAACCGATTCTTCGAATACCCCAGGTTCATACATCTCATGGATGTGTATTCCTCTCCATCTCTTACCTTGTAATAATTGATTAAACCTTTTTAAGTTATTTGTTTTTATTCTTTTTTGCCCTTGATCCGAATGTAGAAAAAAAGCCTCTTCTGGATCTAATCCATCTCTATCATATTCAATAATAGCTACCTCACCCTCTCCATATTTAGGAACAATTAAAGTTTGATTTTCGTCATCTTGACATGACATTCCATCATAATTTTTAGGCATGAAATATTCTATCGTTTTTAAATCTTTTAATTGTTTATTCGTCATAATTTCATCAATCTATCAATTAAATCAAAATCAAATTCATTTATTTGTTTTCGGTCTATCTTATTTTGCTTTGCTCGTTCTACGGTTTTTTCATCTTGGTATATACCATGAATTCCCATCACTGTTCTAGTTACCGTATAAGTCTTATCTATAATTTCGGGTAATCTCCAAGCAGAAGTTTCAGGTCTACCATGATCTAATTTATCCAAATTAACCTTAATTATATCAATTCCTTTTTTTGAATAAAATAATGGATGACCAGGGACTACCTTATTACGATATATATCATAATATTGACTTTGAACTATAAAGCAATCATCATATTTATTTATATTTTTTATACTTTCATTAGGGATAACATCAGCGTCTATTCTTACACAATCATCATCTGCTAGATATATAAATCGTCTATATTTATCAATCCACTTTTCTTTTTCATCTAGTAAAACGACATTAAAACCAAACTTTTTTAAAAGTTCACAACAAATATCTGTAGTTTTTTCGCCAACTGACGTAACAAATGCCTTCATAAAATTTATTAATTATTCTATTTTTATATATAAATCACCTTCTTCATGTTTTGATTTTAATGTTTTTTGTTTTTTATTATCATATTCTGAATCAACAGCACTCTCCCACGGAACTGTTATATATTCGTTTTTACCATCTTTTAAAAAAATATCTATATGAGTTATGTCATTGTGTCTAGTAATTCTTTCACCTAAATTTAATTTTTTACTATACTTAAATGGTTTAGACTTTAGTCCCTTTTTATTTATAGTAATTTCAAAATATTTACATTTAATATATTCACAAATCTTCCCATCTTTATATTGGTAACAATTAATTAAATATTCTTTAGTAATTTCACTAACAACTAATCCTCTAAATTCATTTGGTTTTAATCTTGCTACTTCACAATTTTCAAATACTAAATCTATATATTTTATTTTTTTCATATTTTTATACGATATAATTTTATTCCTGTATCTCCATTATTAGTAAAAAAACTAACATCGTAGCAGTCAATCATCTTTTCGAGATCCCAATAGAAAGTTCCTCCATCACCACCGTGTCTCATGTGACCATTTGGCATTCCCCATTTTTTCAAATTACCCCATCCTTCAAAAAGCCAAACCTCTTTCTTTGCTACTCGTTTTAATTCTTTAAGTGCTTTGTGAATACTATACTTTCCGACATGTTGTAAAACCTGATATGTATAAATCATATCGAATTGATTATCTACAAATGAAAGATCTGAAACATCATCTACAAAAGTCATCACATCCTTATATTGACTTCTAACATATTTAGATAATTCTGGATTAATATCAACTGAACAACAATAACTATATTTTAACTCTGCTACCTTTCCTATTATCCTTCCATTACCAGCACCGACTTCAAGAACACTTGCAAATTTATTTCCAATCATCTTGGCAATTCTTTCATCAGAGTTATCACCATTTTTTCTATAAAATTTAGCACGTCTTATCCATCTTCCTGCTGTATCAGGATTACCCCAATATTGTTTTGGCGTTATCATAATATTTAGATTCTTTATGACCCCAGTAATTATAACCTTGTCTATCTGGAGTTAAGTTTTTAATTCTTTCTTGTATTACCTCTGGATGTTCACTAAATT